AGAAACAGGTCTAGCAAGTCTTTCAAAAGTACCTGCTGCGGCTCTAGGTTTAACATCATAAGCGCCGCGCATAACAGAAACATCATACTGCATCAACTCTTCAAAAGGTTTAGGCTTTCTGTAGCGTTGAGGAATGACTACCTGCTTTATTATATCTTCAGAAACGCCAGCAGCTCTCAATTCTTCTTTAACAAAATCTCTTCTTTGCGTTGTCGTTGCTTCTAATTTAGGAGCTTCAGGTGCTTTCTCAATTTTAGATTCTATTTGTGCAAGCTTGTTTTCAGCAGCATTTAAATTATCTTGAGCTTTTTGTATTCTAACTTCGTCGCCAGACTCCGCAGCTTTTGTTAAACGCTCGTCTGCCTCATCAATTTTAGTTGCCGCTTTGTCCCATTCATCACCTAAAGCCTTCATTTTTTTTTCGTAAGCAGGCAACTCTTCTGATTCCCACTTTTCATAAGACTCAAACTTAGGTCGAGCCTCTTCAACATCAAAGCGAATTGCTGCGTCATCAGCAAAGTCTTTGAGTCCTTGCTCTGTTGACAAATCAAAATCTCTAGCTGTTTTTGCGGCCACGGCGGTAGGCGCTACAACAGGGGCCTTAGTCATTCCCAGGCCAGCAATATCTTTTAAAGCTGTGGCAATCCTAGATGGGTCCCTAGCTACCTGAGCAAAGCCAGCACCAGCAGTCGTAAGCTCACCTGCAAGTCTAGGAGCTAAAGCTACACCTCTCTCTTCAACAAATTGCCTGTTTGGATCTAGCCTCGGGTCAATCATTGCAAGAGCCTCCCGTCCCGTAGGAACGTCTTGTCCTGTTACCTGCTCATAGGCATACGTTAACGGAGAAGCAACAAAGGTAGCTATATCAGCCGCAGCACCGACACCAGCAGCAGAAAACTCTTGTATACCTTCTGCAAGATTCTCAAGCGGAGTATCTAACGCGGCTTCTAGTCTTTGGCCGGCTAACTGCCTTTCTCTTTCTGCTTGAGCAAACTCTTCCTCCAAACGCTCACGCTCAGTAGGCTCTCGATAAGCACCAAAAATTTCTTCAAGCTCTGCTTCGGTCGGGGGTGCATCACCAGTTAACGATAAAGTACGCCCAGTATCGGGATCTGTTACTTTATAAGTAGGCATTATTAAGATTCCTGTACTTTAAAACGTCCTATTGTTTGCGTTCCTTCCTCATCTGCAGTAGGAAGATCATCAGCGCTTTCTATACCCTCTTCGAGCATTTTAATTTCAGCTAACAACGGAGCAAGTGCTTGTTGTCTAGCCATTTGTATTGCTTCTTCTCTGTCAACTCTAATACCAGTACCGCCGCCCGCAAAGAAACCACCTTGAAAAGACTTTATAGCAGTTTCTGTAGGTACATACTTTGCAACAGCGTCTTTAAGTCTGTTGATCCTATCAAGCCGTCGTCTTTTTTCATTTGTTTGAGATACGACTGCTCGACTTAAAAGATCATTAACAGTGTTAAATTCTCGAATAGCATTTTCTTTATCGCCACTGTTCCAAGTTTCACCTGCTTTAAAGTTAGGTTGTTTTATTCTTGAGAGTCTTTCTTTTAAATTTTTCTTAAGATCCGTATCAATGTTAGCAGCATCTATAGATGTATTTAATTCAGAGACAGCTAACGAAGTTTTCTTTTGAGCATCATCGTCTTGCTTTCTTTGCAAGGCATTTTCGTAGTTTAAATTAGCTGTTTCTTTTCTAAGCTTTTCTTTTTTAATACCTTCAATAACAGAGCCAAAGCCAGAATCAATTAAATTTTGTTCAAATGCCTCTCTACTGCTCTCAGGTACAGCAAAATAAGCTTCTTGTAAAGCATCTTCTTGTTGTTCTCTTTGCTTTGTTTCTAAATTAATTGCATTAATTTGAGCAGAAACCCTAGCATTTTCTCTTCGTAGTGCTTCATCTTGCTCTGCTTGAGTACGTCCTGTAATTGTAGAAGGATCTACTCCAGCCTGTACAGCAACACGCGACATTATATTTTCTATACGAAGTTTTTCTTCTGGCGTTTTAGCTGCTTGTCTAGCTGCCTCTAAACCGCGAAGGCTTTCAAGAGAGCTTTGTTTAACAGCAGCGGTTTTTGTTGCTTCTGCCTGCATTAATTCTTCTGGTGTTTTTGCTCTGCCTGCCATAAACTCAGCACGTTCAACAGCACCCATACCACGAAGCTTCTGCATTTCTTCTTGTTGTTGTTGCTGTTGTCTTCGCAATCCAGGAGCTTGACCAATACCACGCGCAGCAGTAAACAAACCCTCTTGATAAGAAGGCTGTAACAGACTTTGTAAAAATGTTTGTGAAAACTTAGCCATGATTAATCATCTCCAAAAATGCTGCCAAATAATCCGCCAAGACCGCTACCAACACCTTCTATAATTTCACCTATATTACCAAAACCACCCGGATCAAGAACAGTGCCAGATTGAGTAACTTGAGGCGTAAACATACCACCGAGGATATTAGATCCTATGCCGCCTAACAGGTTAGCTCGCGCTTGCTCTGCTAACAAACGAGACTCCAAGCCAGACATAGCGGTCTCACCAAAGAGCCCTGTGCCAAACAACTGAGCTTGTTGCTGTAGCTCTGCCATGCGTTGTGCTGGCTGTGTAGCCGCTAACAATTGTGCCTGCGGTAAGTAGCTAGCACCAAGTAACTGCTGGCCTAGTGCGGCTTGTTGAGCCTGTTCTGCTTGGGCTTGTTGCATAGCACCTAACATAGATCGTGTGCGGGCTTCTTCTTGCGCTGTAGCCATGGCGAGTTGCTCGGGAGTAGCACCGCCATAAGCCGCTGAAGACGTACCTAAGCGACCCTGAGCAGCCAGTCGTTCTTCTAATGCAAGACGCTGACGCTCTTCCTCAGGGCGTTGTGCCGCACGCATACGCTCAAAGATTTGCTGTTCACGAGTAGTAGTAGGCGCTTGAGCCTGCCCAAAAAACTGACCAGCACCGCCAAACAACTGTTGTTGCAGTGCTTGCTCTTGAGGAGAAGTCATCATTGTGGTAGCTATTTCGCCTGTTGGTGTAACGCGAGTACCAAACTGTCCGCCTGTACCTGTAGTAACAGTAAACGGCCGGAACTGCGACTCTGCTTGACCACGCTCTGCAATCTCCATAGCTCCGGGAACACGAACACCGCCTACTGTTGTGCCTAGTATAGATTGCTCACCAATATCACTAAGCCTATCGTAAGCCTCACTTGTTAATAGTGAGCCTGCAATAGCAGGAATAGCTGGCGAAACAGCAGAGGCTATATCACCAAGGCTACCAAAAATATCACTAAAAAACCCACCACCAGTATTTAGAGCATTAGTAGCTGCCATAATAGGATTGGAACCACCTATTCCGGCACTTAATATACCCATCATTTCTGGAGGCAATCCAATATCCAAATCTTCATTCATAGCAGTTTACCTATCAAAGCCATTACGTTAATTTCTTGCAGTGATAAAGGTGATCCATCAATTTCTGATTCCAGACCCACCTGAACACTTGTCCCATATCCTGTGGTATTTAAACTACGTTGGTTAGTTAGCTGACCACCTGTAAATTCCACCGTTGTATACTCACTTTCACCGTAGAACCCAGTAATCTGCGTACCTACCGTAAACTCTGTTGTTGCGTATGTTGTATCAAAATCATAAGCCCACTTCATAAATACAACTGAGTTGTTTGCACCAACCAATGTAGGCTTTAACTTCTTTAATATTTTAATTCTAGCACTATCACCAAACGTCAAGCTTGGGCTGTAGTATTTGAATCTGTAACCACTACCGTTATCGCTGTAACCTGTATATGTACTAATACCGTTAATTGTACCTACGTGTAGCGTGCCGTCTTCTAATCGTGTGTATGATGAAAACTTAGTTGACGGCCATCGAGTAACACGATACGATCCGTTTTCTAATGTGCCTCGTACGTCAAAACAGTACGTTACATCCTGACCTGTAAAGGTTAACAAATAGAATCCTTCTTCTGGACTGTATACCGATCTAAAAAATTGTGTCTCGTTCTGTAGCGCAGCAATAATATCTTTTGTAATGTTACCAGATAAACTACTGATAGGCATTGACTTTTCTTGTATTGTTCTACCAAAGCTCTTAAGACCCGTGTGTGACAAAAACAACACGTCAGTACCTGTGTACTGTACGGTGTCTCTGTCTACGCAACCTACGCCAGACACAGTGTCAGACAGTGTCATCGTAGCTGGGGCTTCTGCTCCTTGGTACGCAACAATACTGTGCTTACCAAAGATAATCAAAAGGCCGTTATGTGCTGCCAAAGCTACAATCTCGTCGTATCCGTCAGGCCACACCTTTGAGATATCAATGGACCCGCTAGTGCCTCCTGACCAATCGTGTCCGATCAAAAGGTCAGACCAGTAGATAGTAGATTTGTTAGAACTAAAGTCAGCCGTCCAAAGCCTGCCATAAGCCGCTAGAACCTCGTTACCGTACATAGCACTAGTAACACCAGCCGCACCAGAAACGCTGCTGAGAGTGATTACAGAGCCTCCTGCGTTGTCGTACACAAGAGGTTGGTAACCACGTTGGAAGAAATAGATCTTGTCGTTAAACGTAACCAGCTTCCAGTTGTCCGCAGTAATGGTGTAACTACCGGGAGTCTCGTCAACTAACGTAGTCGTACCACTGATTATCTTGTTGTTGCCTACAGAAAATATCTTAGTGTTTCCTGCGTTGTCCTTAAACTCTTTGATAGCTCTTAACGAGTCAGTACCAAGTACAGTCTTGTTTGTTGTTACAACAGTATGGCCCTTACGTGCAGCAATACGACCACGTTTGTCAATCACAGCGTTGTCTGCAATTTCTGCAAACGACGGATCTTGAGCCAGTGGCGAGTCTTCGGTGTTAACACCTTTGAATGCCGGAGCTACAAGATTAATACTCTTAAGTTCTTGAGCCATATCAGATAGTCCTAAATACCATCTCTTCGGGGTGCTTTGCTGCGTCAATAGCAATAGCGTCAGCCAAGTATTGATTGGCGATAGTGAAGTATTCAGCAGTAGATGTACCGCCTGTTTCACCACGCTCACGAGCCAACAACGCTACTGCCAAGTGAATAACAGGCTGAGCAGGAATAAGCAACTCATCAGTGTTAGCACTTAAATCTGCTTGTCGCTTAACAGTGTCTACACGAATACTGTACACACTGTCTGGTGTAGGGCCTACAAGGATTTGTGTGTCACCGTTAGAATCTAAACCGTTATAGGTAAAGTACCGTGGTGTGCCTTCTGCTGCGCTACTAATGTACAACTGCTCGTTAAACCAATCCTTAGTCTGATACTCCATAAAACAGTTTTGAGTATCATTAAGCATCGACATAACTTTAATGTTGTCACCACCGCCTGTCAGCGAGTATGTATTGTCTGACGCAGCAGTGGATATTGTGATAGTCTCTCGTAGTGCAGACCAGTCGGCAGCTTGACCAACCAAAGTCTTTGCATCGTTAATAAAGTCACCCACCATTTTGATGTAGGTGGTGCTTGTAACGGATGTGGTCTCTTCTTCTCGAAGCCGACGCAATACATTGTTCATAAGGTTTAGGTATGTCATACAAGCATTCCTGACTGTCTACCGATAAATTTATTAAGTTCGCTTAACGCATCTTTTTCTTGCACTGGGCTTAATGACAAAGGCGTAAGCGGCTGAAACGGGCTAAGACCCTTAAAGAACGGATCAAACTTAACTGGCTGTCTAGGCATAGCCGATGCTATTTGCTGTGCTGTAGGTTGTGCTGCGGCAAGTCCTAATAAACCCGCACCTAAACCCTGACCTAAACCAGCAACACCTTCGCCAAGGCCTTCTAAGCCACGACCAATACCCGCAACATCTGACATTAATCCGCCAAGCTGTCCGCTTAACTCGGTTATTTGGCCTTCAATTCCGCCAAATTGACCTGCTACGCTTTGTTCAAATGCTTGCTGCGCCTCTGCTTGACTAATTTGTCCAGCCTGCAAAGCGTTAATGTCTACGTCTACATCAGAGAATAACTGATTAACTGTGCCGCCAAACTCTTGAAATTGTTGACGAGTGCTTTCATCTAGCTGACTAACATCGCCTTGCACGTTAATAATTGACTGCTGTAAATTACGACGTTCTCCTGCTGCTTCTGCCGCTTGAGTTGCCGCGCTAGCTTGATATTGCTCAAAGGCTTCTTGCTGACTAATCTGACCTGCACGCAACCCTTCGATGTCTACATTAACGCCAGCAAACAACTGATTAACGTCTTCACCAAAGGCTTCAAACTGTTGACGTGTCTGTGCATCTAAACGATTAACGTCACCACCTACCGCTATAAGCGCCTGCTGTAAGTCTTTGCGCTCTTGTTCAGCAGCTTGTTGTCCTGCTGCAATACCGGCAATAGATTGCTCTAGCTGGTTTTGAACGCCAGCTATATTAGTTCCAAGCTGGTTAAGTTGATTGTTTAACGCACCCTCTACGGTAGATAACTGTCGCAGTGTGTTAGCTTCTACGCCTGTAATTTGTGAAAGCAATCTAGCTTCAGCGTCTGTTAGCTGACGTGCTTGACCTGCGGCTTGTGCCGCTAATGCGTTTTGCAGGCTTGCTTCTACGTCACGTACTTCGCCACGTACACCAGCAATAGATGACTCTAGTTCACTTTGAACATTGCCAAGATTAGAACCCATTTGCTCTAATTGACGTTGCAACCCGCCTTCAACTGCTGATAGTTGCTGAAGGGTTTGAGCATTAACTCCAGTTATTTCAGACAATAATCTTGCTTCGGCTTCTGATAAAGCCCTAGCTTGACCTGCTTGCGCTGATTGCAATGCGTCTTGAAGACTGCGCTCTACATCTGTAACTCGCTCGCCTACCTGAGCAAGACTAGTTTCTACATTTTCTTGAACTTGATTTACAAGCGCATTAACTTCTTCTTGAGTGACTGACTCTGGAAATTGAATGCTACTAATTGCTGAAGAAACAATTTCATTTACATCATTAGACGAAAGGCCTTCTGGTTGTGCTGCCAGTTGAGCCTGGATAATTTCAAGCACTTGATCGGCGGTAACGCCTTCTGGGAATTGAATTCCTCCAATAGCTGCATCGACAATACTTTGAACTTCATTAGTAGATAAAGTATCTATCTCAGGAAACTCAATACTTGCAATGGCTTGATTAACAATTCCTTGCACGTCTTCTGCGCTAATTCCTTCTGGGAATTGGATGTTGCTTACAGCAGTATCAACAATTGTTTGAACTTGCTCGGGAGTCATTCCCTCTGGAATCTCAATGCCACTGATAGCTTGATTAACTATCTCTTGAACTTGATCTGGGCTAGTTCCAGCAGGCATTCCTGCAATAGCTTGATTAACTATTTCACTTACATCCTCAGTCGTAATACTTTCAGGCATTTCAATGGCATTAATAGCATTAGTAACAATTTGTTGTACTTGTTCTTCAGATAGCGTATCAGCTTGCGGTATAGAAGCAACTGCGCTATTTACTATTTCTTGAACTTGCTCTGGAGTTAAATTTTCAGGCTGTTGAACATTTCCTAGCGTATTGGCTATAACTTCTTGTACCTGATCTATGCTTAGACTTTGTTGCATTTCAAACTGCTGCCTAAAATCTTCCATGTAATCGCTAAACAAATCTTCAATAATTGAAGCTTCTAGCCCAGTTTCTCCTTGAATAGTGTCAGCAAAAATATCCTCCTGTGGCGGAATTTGTTGCTCTGGAACCTCAACAGAGGGCTCTGGAGTAATAGGTTCTGGCTCAATTACAATTGGATCTACACTAAAATCAGCTTCTAAAATATCTGGCTGGTCTACTGGATTAGGTATTTGATCTGGAGCCTCAATAGATTCAAACAATTCGTCCCACTCACTTGTGGTATTGTTTGTTTCAATAAAATCAACAATAAGTCTTGTGTCTGAGGATGTTTTAGGAAGCCCGCCTCCACCATAAAAATGAGAGTCAAGCCACGACATGTTATCTAAATCTGCAGCTGTTCCTCTGTATTTAACGACATTAACGCCGTCAGTTACATAATAGCCATCTGGTGTATCTATTAAATAGTATTCGCCTGTTGCATCAGATCCTGTCCAGTTAGCAAGGTAAGTGTCTTCAACACCCATCGCTTCATAACCTTCAGGTCTTTGATCGTCAGAAATCCAACGCTCTGCAACTTCACGAGTTGGAGAATCTGCGCTAGGAGTCCATGAAATTCCTCTTTGATCTTGTGTAATTTGAGTTGGATCTGAAATTTCAACTTCTTGAAAAATGCCTTCGTTTGTTTGCTCTAGCTGAATGTTATTCGCTGCAAACATGTTTGATAAATTTTCAGAAAGCATAGAGGCAATGTCAGCATCCATTTGGTTTAAAGCGTCAGTTAATGCGCCTTCACCAAATTGTCTTTCAATTGCCTCAAATGTTTCTTGATTTAATTCATCAGTCATTCCTTGTAAGTTGTTGACTAACTCTGCTTCTTTTTCTGGATCAACTGCCATTTCGCCTATAAGCCAATCTGTAAACTCAACAGCGGCAGCAAAAACGCCAGAGGTTATAACTTCATCTAATTCTATTTCGCCATCAAATACTGCTTGGCGTAATGCAGTTTCACCCATAGTGCTTAAAACATTGTCTAAACCTTCAATGTTTGTAGTTGTAGGTAAATTTAATTCACTTAGCGCATCTGAAATTGCTGGGCCTGCTATTTCAGAAAAAGCTTGAGCAAAACCTGCTGTTGCAGCGCTTTGCAAAAGTTGTTTAGGATCAATAGAGCCAGTTGTTATTCCTTGTGAAATAGCACTTCCTACCATCGCGTTTACTGCGCCTTGGGTAAGTGTGCCAGTTGCTGTTGCGGCAGCAGTACCAGCGCCAGTAGCTCCGCCTGTTAAAGCACCTCCAATAGCAGGGCCAAGAAAATAACCAAAAGCTGCACCTACAGCAGCTTTAAAATAATCCCCAAAGCCTAAACCTTTAACATCTTGCGTTTTTACATAACCAGACCCATTCCATTGAAACTTATCGCCAGATTTGCTGTATACAACAGGACTAACACCATATTTTTGTAGCAATGCTTGGTTGGCTTCAGACTTAATCCAGTTTTCATAAGCCGCAACTTGTGTTTGCCTCTGGATTCTTTCAAGCTGAACAGGATCTTGCATAGGATCGCTTGGGTCTATAAACAAATCTTCACCTGCCAAAAGCATTTCTTGCTCTGGAGTAAACCCGGCATCTGCTTCTGACCAGTTGCCTATATCGTAATCACCAGACCGAATTAGTTGCTCACGCTCAGTCATATAGGCAAGATAGTTTTCAAACGTGCCAAATACTTCAGGCAGCCTGTTTACTTTGTCACTTTCAAAATAATCACGTAACTCGTCTACAGTAACCTGTTGAACTTCTCCAGTTTGACCATAAAGATAGTTTTGCGCCTGACCACCACGCTCACGACCTTCGACAAATGTAAAGGTTGTAATTTCTTTGGGCTCTTCTTCGCCCATTTCATCAAACTGCTCAGTAGCCCTTGTTTCATCTTCTTCAACTGTTTCACCAGGGCCAGGCAAAGGAATTTGACCTGGTTGAGAAATAATGGGTGGAGACTCGTAAGTGCCTTTTGTTGTTTTTACTGGGTCAGGCGTACCAACAATAATGGGTGCTTGCTTAGTTGGTTCAGGCGTCTTAGTTGTTGCAGGAGGAATAGGCAACATGCCTCCTGGATTTGCAATAATTGGGCCAGTATCTCCAGCAGTTCGTTTGGTTGTGCTAGTTGGTGCTGGCGTTCCAACAATAATTGGGGCCTGTTTAGTAGGCGCAGGAGTTGTAATGTTTTGCATCATGCCACCACCACGCTGCTGTCCTGTTGGTGTTGTTGGCACGTTAAATGGCCCAGATGTTGTAGGCCCAGTTACATTCTGAAACGGTACACGCGAAATCGTGCCAGCCCCAGGGTTTCTAGCAAGATATTGCTTAGCTTCTTCTGCTGTATTGAATGTTCTATTACCAACAGCGTACACAAAGCCTGATGACGGCGCAGACGACTGGTTAGTAAACATCCCTTGATTAGTAGCCATTACCATTTACTTTTCCCTTGATACGCCTTTGGTTTTTTCATAAGAGCGCATTGCTCCTAAGCCCAACATACCCATCAGTACAGGCATCATAGTCTCTAAGTCAATCAGTGGTATAGTGACTTCAATAGCCAACAGAGCTAGTACAAAGTTGGTAAAAGGAATAACCATGAAATTACCAGTCATGCCCAAGACACAACACCAACCTACTGCAGGACGCCAACCAGAGACAAACAAGGACTTGTGTGCTGCTTCTACTTTGTTAACCTCTAGCTGTGTTTTAGCAAGCTCCTGAGCGTGTCTCTGAGCCATTGTAGCAACTTCATGGGCCAACCTAGCCTTCTGGTCTTTGTCTTGCACAAACTTGTCTAAAAGCCCTGTGACAGGCCCTATGAGCGACTCAATCATCTAGCAAACTCCAAGATAGCAATAGCCATAGTAACGATGACAGCAATAGACGCAAAGCCACCTGTCATCATCTTCTCTAGTTTGTCAAAGCGTTGGTTGTGTGCGTCCAGTTGCATCTGGATCATTTCGTAACGAATGCTGCACTCACGCTCATGAGCTTCTAACCGACTTAATGCTTGCTCTAGGTCTGACATGACTATTCCTTACCGCTCTGGTTCTCCACAGTTACCTGTGCATTTAACTTACCTATCTCTACTTCAATCTTGTTTAGCTGCCTGCGTAACTCGTGTATCTCTACGTTGCGTTCTTCCAGAGCCATGATCTTAGCATTCTGTATAAGATCGTCTGGTAACGCACCACGCATACCCAAAGGCCATTCACGAACAAACGCAGAGTTTTCCAGTATGTTCATGTTTTGTATTTCCTGACCGTGTTCAATAGAGATGATACGAGTGTCTAGCGTTACGTAAGCAGTAGTAGCCATAACGATGCCAGCACCAAGAGCAACTAAGTTCCTTAGCGGTATAGCTACCTTGGTGTTGTCATCAATCTCAGGCATTACCAGGGCATACCATCAGCAGATACAGGATTCTTCTGACCTGCAATGTTTGCTGTCAATGCTGCTTCGGTAGCGTCTTGGTCTACCTCTGCGTGTACCCAGCCCATGACAACTTCTTCTGTTAGGCTGTCGTAAGCAACAAAGTCATCAGCATCAGCGTCGGGTGTAAAGCCTACAGTGCCGTATGCAGAGGCAGTGTAAATCACAGCGTCGTCACCAGTACCTACGGTTTCAGATTCAGTAACACGCCAGTGTGCAACGGTTACACCGCCGTCTGCCACGTTACGCTCAAGGTTTGCGATAGTCCATGTAGCCATTAGTTTTCTCCTAGTTAAATAGCGGCAATGATAAAGGCAAGTAGTTGATCGTAACGCACACCCATTCGTGTACGCTCTTCACCAGTTTCTTCATCAGTCCAAGTTGTTGAAATAAACATTGCGTAGCGTCCGGCGTCTAAACCTTCTGCCTCAAATGCGGCTTGTAAGTCTTGAGCAATGATGCCGAAGTGAATACGTGCCTCGTCGCCCTTATCTGCTACTGAAGACTTCCAGCGGAACTTACGAAGCAATCCCTTACACGCCACAGCTACACGTTGTTCTGCGTCGGACAGTGCTTCAATGTCCTGCTTTTCATTGCGGTCAGAAGTTTGAATGGTACCGTTAGTAGCGTAAATGTCTTTGAAGCGGGTATCAGATTTACCTAAGTCAACAGCATCATCGTTATTGTTTCCTGTAGAATTACTAGGTCTAATTTGTGTTCCTGATATTTTTAATCCAATGCTTGTACCAGCAAAATATGGAAGACCACTATTACTACCAATACTAGCGACTGTTGTGCCGTCTTTCTTAAAGTCAACCAACGTACCGTTACTAGTGAGGCGATTTATTAGTAGAGGCTCGTTGCCATCTCTTGTCGCCATAATTCTATTGTTGTTGCCGTCGATTTCAATTCCAGCAGTATTAATGGCGTTACCAGAAGTCTTCCCAACCAACAAGTTGCCGCTTGAGTCGATGCGCATGGCTTCTGAGTTATCAACCTCGAAACTAATACGTGAATTAGATACATTTCCAGCTGTGTCTGCACCTATGGTTAATTTTCCGTTTACGGATTTAATTTCGTTGGAAGCTAAATCATCTTTAATAACAAGTGTGGAGGTTGCGTTTGTGGACTCAAATCTTGCAATCTCTCCTGTGCTTACAATATGCAAAGCTTTTGCTGGCGAATCTGTGCCAATACCGACGTTGCCGCTGCTGTCGATACGCACACGTTCTGCTTCAGAAGCACCAGAGCCTGCCGTAGAAAAAGTTAAAGATGTTTGACCTACAGATGCTTCTGCTATGGCCCGCATAGATGCTCTTACGCCACTAGCTCCTGCGTTCGCATCTTGACCTTCAAACTCAATAGCTCCGTACTGGTCTGTAGCAACTATTGCCGTGTCATTGCGTTCAAGCCTTAATACTGCGCCGCCTAAAGTATCAGACAGGTGCAACATAGTGTCTGGACTGCTAGTGCCAATGCCAACCCGTCCCGCTGAGTCGATGCGCATGCGTTCTGTAGGAGCTGTTCCGTTTCTAAAAATTAAAGAACCGCCGCTAGATACGTTATTGAGGTAAGAATTGACGCCACTTTGTTGTAAAGAAGCATAACCACTGGTTTCTTCAACTTTTAAAACAGGGTTGCTTGCTTGGTAGGCGTGGATCAATGTATCAGGCGAAGATGTACCAATACCGACGTTGCCGCCGTCATCAAGAACAAGTCTATTTCCGCCATTTACCCTAAATATCATAGGATAAGCGCCGTCACTTCTTAATGTAGTTGCGTAAGCTTCTCCTGTTCCAAACCAAGAGCCAGCACTATTTTCTCTACCAAAAAATGCGCCACCGCCTGTATTAGAAACTTTAACTTGGACTTGATTTGTTCCAGTTGCACTTTCTAAATTAATTGCGGCAAACGCATCAGAAACATCTATTGTAGCTCCTGGAGTTGTTGTACCAATACCCAAAGACTCCGCAGACGCATCCCAGAAGAACTTCGCAGTCGTGCCAGTGTCTTCGTAGAAGCTGATGTCTCCGTTAGATGCCGCCCTAAATCTTGTCAGGCTATTTGCTCTAGCAATAAAGTCATTGCCGTCTGCACCTACGTAAACTGAAGAAGCAGAAGAAGTGTTGTCCTCAAAACCAATAAATGCAAACTGGTCAGTTGATTTGGTAACGATTCCAATGTTTGTTGCTCCACTTTCAACAGTCAAACCATCAGCAGTCACGCTGCCGGTAACATCTATGCCTGTGGAGGTTACTTTTGCCTTCTCACTGTTCTGAATTGAGAAACGTAAGAATGGACTTCCACTGTTGTAAAAACCTTGCACAAAGGCATAGTCGTTATCTGTCGCAGAACCAAACGCCAAGGTTGCGTTACTTGCGTCAGGCGAATGAATTGTAAGTCCAGTTGAGCCAGTTCCAGAAACGACAACCTCGTCGGCAACGCCTGCTCCAGTTCCTGTGCCTATACCAAAGTGCGCCGTGTCTGCTTCCACTTCACCCGTTACGTCGATGCCTGTAGAGGTGGTGGCTAGTTTGGCTGAACCATTGTGGTATGCGGTTACTGCACCGTTGTTTGCCGCAGTTAGGTATAACTCCGTAGTGCTTTGTAGGCTTACCTGAGCGCCGTCACTTTGTAGTATTAAATTACCTGTGCCAGCATCTTCAATAACACTGTGTGTACCATCATGATAAATCTGTAGGTCAGAGCCAGCGCCGAAGACAGCCTTGTCGTTGTCAGCAAACAAAATGTCATTGCCATTAGACGCAAGATCACCACCTAGCTGTGGCGTAGTGTCTTCTACTACGTTTTGCAATGCAGAATCAGCAGTAGAGCCTTGTGCGGCTGTGGCGTAGTCAGCAGAGTCAAAGGCTTTAACCTGATCTAGGTTAGTAACTTCTGAGTCCATCAACGCACCAGCGGCAGTAACATTAGCTGTGTCCGTTACGTCTGCTGAAGCTTCAATACCGTCTAACTTAGTGTGGTCAGCATCGGTAAAGACGTTAGAGTCAGTAGCGGACTCAACCAGTGTACGAATCTCTGCGGCTGTTTGGTCAGCAGTAGCACCGGACTCAATACCGTCCAGCTTAGTACCGTCTGTAGCTACGTCACGGCCATCTACAGTACCGCCTACAGTAATGTTGCCTGTAGCAGAAACAGTAGTAGCAGAGACAGCAGCAGGAGTAGTGCCACCAATAACAGTACCGTCGATAGTACCACCGTCGATGTCTGGAGTGTTTACGTCAGGAGACGTGAGAGTCTTATTAGTCAGCGTCTGAGTGCCAGTCAGTGTGGCAACGGTAGAGTCAATAGCAAAGGTAACAGCATTACCTGAGCCAGACGTATCAATACCAGTGCCACCCGTAAAGGTCAGTGTTTCGCTGTCTAAATCAATACTAAGCGCACCGCCAGAGTCAGCTTGGAAGTCTAGGTCTTGTGCAGTGACTTGTGAGTCAACGTACGCTTTTACGGACTGCTGTGTAGGAACCAGAGTTGCACTGTCGGACGACATATCGTCTTCATCAACAAATGCAGTAACACCAATGGTTCCATCAGAAATAGTTTCAAAGGTCAGGGTTCCGGTAAACGTAGGCCCTGCTGTGTCAGCTTTGGTTGCAATAGCTGTGGAGATTGCATCAAACTCTGTTTCAAATTCAGCGCCACGGATGATCTTTCCTGAGTCGCCTGTAGGTAACGAGTCCTTAGCTTCAAAGTCTGTAGTCTTAGAGTAGTTCGACATTGGAAAGTCCTATTGCAGAGAAGAAGGAGGAGAAAGGAAAAGGGGCCATTGCTGACCCCCTAGTGGACTTACTCGTCGCAAACTGCGAGGATGAAGCCAGCTTCTGGACGGTATACTTCTACGCCGTACAGAGTGTCCGAAGTGAACAGTGTTGACAGGTATTCCTGCTTGTACTGTGTTTGTGAACGGACAGCCATTTGCTCTGCCATAACAAGAGCGTCAGAGTGGAAGAACAAGCAACCACGAGTGTCATCAGAAGAAGCACTGTTTTGACCTGCTGCTTCAATTACTGGAGCGTTGCTTGAAACGTAAATGTCTACGCCGTAAAGGTTACCGATAAGGCCAGACTCTACACCACGACCACCAACAAAGTCAGAAGACACATATCGGTCGATACCCATCAAAGACTTACGTACTGCAGGTGGAACTACGAGGCAACGACCTTCCATAGGTACGTCAGCATCGTCCATTAGCTTGATAGCTTCACGGAAACCAAGGTCAGTGAAGTTGTCGCCTGATGTTACAGTGTCAGCAGCATAAGCAGCAAGGCCAGCAGCGGCATTAAAGTAATAGCTGTTGCTGTTAACCCAGTTAGCACCAGTGTTAGCTGGAGTCTGAGTACGAGTACCGTCACCGAAGCCAGTAGCAGCATTGATAAGATCAGTGTCTACTTTCAGAGCAAGCTGGTAACCAGCGTCTTCAGTGTAGAACTGACGGAGGCTGTTGAGAGCCTGTACTTCTACGATGTCTTCGATAAGACGTGAGTATTCGAAGTGACGGTCAACAGTGACAGTCAACTCTGACTCAAGGTTTGCTTGGATTGTTACCGCAGTTGATTCCGCCTTAGCAGAAGCTGAACCACGAGTAGGCTTAGGGATGTGGATTACATCGCCTTTCTTGCCAGACATTTGAATGCGTTTGACAAGAGGAGCCATCTTGAGGTTCTTTTGGTATGCAGCAATAATCTCATCACTCCAAATTTCTGGAATGAAAGTACTTGCTGCTGTTTTGTCTACCACAGCATTAGCTGTGAAGTAAGTTCCCGAAGTTTCGTTAGCCATGATTAATCTCCTTTAGATTATTTGACCCGACCCTCCGCGTATGCTGTCAGTATCTCATCTGACAATGCTTGGTAACGCTCAGGGTCTGTTTTCATTAGTTTAATAATGTCGGACCTGCGATATACCTTTTTACGTGAACCTTCACCAGTGCCTCGTGCGTTGCCTGTATTAGCTGCCCTAAGTGTCTGCTTACGTACCTGTTTTTCAACATTGGCAGTTTGCTGTGCAACTGTTTTACGTTCTTTCCAGAGTGTAAACAATTCATCAGCAGAGTCAGCGTCATACTGTTGGTCAGCTGCTACAAACAACTGAGTCCTAATTTTAGATGCCTTAATCCATTCAGCAAACTTAGGATCGCTAAGGATCGTCTGCATATCTGGATGTTTAACTTGAAGCGTAGCAAGTGACGACTGCTTTTTGTACTGCTCAGTGTACTGCTGTGCTTCTCTAATTTTAGGGTGATTCTCAATAGCACGATTAACAGCTGCTTGAGGATCTGTAAAATAGTCTATATCGTCTTCAGGCTCAACGTGTTGCTGTTGAGGTGCTGAGGGTGTCTGAGTAGCAATGTAATCATCCACCACTTTACGAAGTTCGCCTACTTCAGAAGATTGACGACCTAACAGCTTTTCAGCTTCTTGGTGCATCTGTACTACTTCTTCTAAAGACTTACCTTGGTACTTTTCTGGTAAGCTAGGTTCTTTTGGCTGAGGTTGCTCAACTTCTTCTTCTTGTTGTTGAATCTCGTTAACTTCGTTTTGTTCGATTTGATCAGCGTTGCCTTCTTCAGGGGCTTGATCTATAATCGTTGCTCTGGACATAATTAAACTCCGTGATCGTTATCATTATGGAGATGTTACTGTTTACCTGCTTTTTCATGCTCTTTCACCCACTTTATATGAGCGCCGGGAAATGAACCGTCAGCGCCATTTAAGTGAAAAGATGGGGCAGATACCATTTTTGTAGCATTCGCGCCACAACCGCACCTACTGGTTGTAACGTTACTCTCTACCATTTCTTCAAAGACATGTCCGTTAGTACAACGGAAGTCATATATTTTATACATCTACGGGTTCTTCAGCCTCTGCTTCTGCTTGATCACGAGCAGCTTCAATAGTACCTTGTAGATTTATAACAGTAGCAAAAGCAGCTACTTGACCTTTACGGAAGTACAAATCTTCCTGATCTTTAACTGTTTGAATGTCTGCTAACTGCGTTGCGTTGTTGGAAAGTTCGCTAACGAGTTGTTTGAAACCTTCATGATTAAACAATTCATTGTAATTGTTAAAGTATGTTTCAAGCTCGGGTGTCATAGTTTCCTCTAAAGTTTACTGTATAGTTATATTATACCATACATTTTGTTAAATGTCAAGACTTTTTTGTAGACTTTCTTCTACGGCCTGACGCTGTTACAGCATGTTTAATCTTAGCAGGGCCAGTTTTGCGCTTTGCTGAAGACTTTTTTTCTGCCGCAGTCATTTTAGCTGCAACCGCTTTAGGACGACAAGAAGGGTAAGGACGTTTACTTTTGGTAGCTGATTTGCGTCCACAAGGCTTACCTGTTTTAACGTCTACCCAATCTTCTTTAAACCACTTAGTGAGTCCGCCTTTTGGTTTACTCATAAGTTCCACCACGTTTTTTATACTCTTTAGTCAACCAACCTGAAGCATACGCACTAGGCCAAACTTTGTATTTCTTTTTAGCCTCTGCTTTGACTCGTGAGTAAAGAGCTTTGTTTTTAGGTTTAGGACTACTTTTTGCTTTTGCCATAACTAACTTTTTTACCTGTTTTTTTAGCGGCTGCTTTAGCTTTTTTCTTACCTGCTGCAGTGTATGCGTATTTTTTACCGTTTACCATTGGCATAGTAATCTCCTTACCATTTTGATTTGTTTGCCCAGTAAGCCGCAGACATTTTGCCTTTAGCTATATTTTTTGCATGACGAGCT